CGCAAATTCTCATGGGTTTGCGACAGGGCAACAAGTGATTTTTGAAAAGATGGATACCTACGGTGGAAACCTGGAATATTCAGGCGTCAGCGATGACAACTATTACTACATTGTCCGCACGTCCGCCAATACCTTCACCTTACAAGATAAGGATTTCATCCCAGTAACGGCAGGTGTGGGTACTGCCGGAAGCTTCGTCAGTGACGGAGACACGCACCGAGTTGGAATTCCTTTGAGGCTTCCGTTTTCTTGGGGAATTGTCAATGAACAAACTCCAGTAATCAAGAAGCGAGATGATGAAGTGGCAAATCCAAATCTGGAACTCGCAAGCATTAGTGACCCGATTGAAATTAGAGAGGATGGAGTCCTGATCTATTCAACAGATTCCGGCTCAACAGAATACTGGAATGCCAGCGGCAATTCTGGAATTCCTCCAACAACTTCAACCATCAAGCTCAATGCTGCAACGGTTGGCGGAGTCCTGAGTATTTCTGGCGTATCGACCAGAGGGACAACATTAGCGCAGTTTTTTAGCTACACCGCTTCTCAACTAGGACTCTCTCTGGATGTGAGCCTGCAATGAGCTTAATTTCTGGCAAGGCTTTTTTAGTCGATGAAACGATTAGCGACACAAGAGTAGAGGACTCACCTGTGGAGATTCGCAATTCTGTGACGATTACCGTCAACGGAACCGGAACGCTGATTGTGCGCTCGCTTGACGTGGCAACCACTTCCTCTGATATTGAAATTTACAGTCCATAATGGCGCAGGCATCTTCACGCTCCGAACCGTTGCTTGATTTTGCAACTGATGTTGCCAAAGCCGCAAACATGCTGCTTCAGATCGACGGTAGCACATTGCGAGTAATTAATCGGATTCAAACCGGAGCAGTTTATCAGACAGTCAGGAATCCAGAGTTGTTGGGGTTGAGCGTGAACCCAGCTTACCCAATTAAGAAGGTGTATAGCGAATTTGAATACAATACGCCTTACCCAGACTCTGTAACGCTAGCGACTGAGCGCAAGGTGGTTCAGGTTGAAAATTTGAGTTATGGGGAAGAACAAAATATGAAGCACTTTCGACGAGTGAAGAAAAGGTGCTTCAATTTCTCAGAGCGATCTTGATTTCAGAAGCCTCACCAATCTGCACAGCTAGAGTTTTTGGAATTCAAAACGATTGGCTCTTGGGCTACCGAATCCTTTGTGTGGACGAACGTCAAAGCTTGCAGGCCACCATTACGATCACCTCAATCATTTACTCGTTTGACAGTGAAGAAACGACTATCAGCGGACCAACTGACTTGGACTTTGTAAGAGCTGCATGAAAATTATCTATACCAATGCAATCACAGGCATCAGCAGTTCAGCCAGTCACTTATCAGCAGATTATGCGATTGCCAAAACTGAGAACAATTATCCCAAGCAGCCATACATTGCCAACGCAACGAGTGCGACGATTACCGTTACTTGCCCAGGTGAGGAAGCAATTTTTTTCTCTTACTTGGCAGAATCCGTGACAGTCACATTCAAGGATTCAGGCGCAAGCACTCTATCAACTGAAACGTACTCGAACACTTACACTTTGAGCGAGCAATACCTACTCAACGAGAAAACCCATTGGAATGATTCAGTTTTTGTGGCTTGTCCAGCGACCACCAACACCGTTGAGATTGCTTTGACCAATTCAACAGACGTCAAAGGCAGTTTGGACGGATGGGTCACAGGATCTTCAGGCCAGTTGGGAAGACTGCAAGCCAGCAGTACAAATATTTATCTGGAAGAATATCCACAAATTAAACTTGGAACGTTTGTCAATTCGTCCCAAATCAACCGAATCACAGGAGACGGGACCGGAACAACAGATTTGCAACTAACCACAGGTGGAGATTCCAGCTTTAGCGTCACTTCAATGACGTTGCCTGTTGTTCTAAATACGATTCGAGCTGGAAAAGTGCTGGAAACTTATAATCCAAACGTGGGTATGTCGATCAGTAGAGATTCGCTAGGGATCAAGCAAGAACGTGATTCAGGTTTGGTTTACCGATTGGGCGAGATTCGCAGAAGATTCACTGGTTCGGTTCAGGTCTTAGAAAGCGAACGGGCAACCGCAACCAAGGTGTTTTCTGGCTTACGAATGCAACCTGTTGCTGCTGAGATTCTGGGCTATCAAACCAACACCGCAGTTTTTGGTAGCTTCTTTGAGCCTGCTTCCATTGCCTACAGTTACCAAGGAAGTCAGCTTTATGATTACAACTTTGAATTTATTGAACTGATATGAGCCTTCTTAAAGTCAATGAGCTTCAGGTTTTTAATGGCTCAACGATTACACTGACGGCAACAACGGTTGCGACATCCAGTGTTTTTAATACGGGTGGACAACTGAACGTCACTGGTGCGATCACGGTCACGGATGCCAGCACCACCAGAACGAACTTGGGTCTTGGCACAATCGCAACGCAAGCGGCTGATTCGGTAAATATTGACGGAGGTACAATTGACGCTGTAACGATTGGAACAACCTCAGTCGTCACTGATTTACGAGTCGATAATCTACAAGTCGACGGCAACACGATCAGCAGCACAAATACTGACGGAAATATCACTCTGGACCCAAACGGCACGGGTAACGTTTCAATTGGAAATTTTTCCTTTGACGCAGACCAAACCGTTGGAGCGAGTCAGGACAATTATGTTTTAACCTATGATGACGCTACTGGACTGATCAGCTTGGAAGCTTCTGCTGGTGGAGGTGGTGGCTCTAGCAGTTACATCGAACATAGCAGTACCGTTTCTGACTCACTAGCGATCAGCAGTGGCACTAATAGAATGTATATTGGAAACACAACCTTTTCGGGTAGCGGAACGATGGCAGGGTACTTAGTCATCAGTCACGGATACGCTAATTTTACTGGGACTGTCAATCTCGACACAACAGGCACTCTTAAAGTGGTGAGTTAAATATGGCAGGAGAGATACAACTAAACGGGACGACTGCACTTACCGAATCTGGTGGCGCAATCACGCTTAATAACGTAAACAGTGCAACGAATCGAACAAATTTAGGACTAGGGACTGCTGCTACTAGTGCATCCACTGATTTCGTTGGAACATCCAGAACGATCACAGCAGGAACAGGTCTATCTGGTGGGGGAGATTTAAGTGCAAACCGTACAATTAATGTCAGTTTCAGTGCAAATGAGTCTAATGTAAAAACAGCAATCAATGCTTCAGGCTCTGCTCCAATTTATGCGTGTAGAGCGTTTGGACGTGCTGGAACTGGATCTGCAACAGGAAATTTTGTTGGGCAAAATCTAAGCTATTCTAAATCTTCAGCAACACACACTTTTACGTTTTCAACTGCACCCAGTAATGATGATTACACAGTAGTCAGTTCAGCCGGAAGATATGCATCCTATAATTGGTTGGTTTGTATTACATCTAAATCAGCATCTGCTTTTTCTTTGATTTTATCTGATATTTCAGGCGCCCAACAAAATGACGCTACAGAAGGTGTCGATGTTGCAGTCTTTTTTTAAAAGGTTTTATGTTTTACACTAGAAACAATAACATAACAATTATAGCAGTTTTAGATCCAGCACTACCGCAGACGGTTGAACAATGCAAAACTACATTTGCTGCTGCTCATGGCGAATTAGACTGGCTATACACAGATGATGATATTGATGCAAATTTTAGTGATGCGTACTTGGGTTCTAATAATTACGATTTAACCCAATGTAAAGAAATTAAAAAAAATATGTTACGCAGCCAAAGAAAGCCTTTATTGGAAGCTCAGGATGTAGCGTTTCAACGTGCTCTTGAGTCAGGCTCTAGCACGACTGCGATTATACAAGAAAAACAAAGATTACGGGACATCACTAATCTGTGTGATGCCGCAACATCGCTAGCAGAACTGAAAACAATCAGCATCAGTAACAATTAACAAGGCCGAGGAATGCCAGAAGCACCACTAGAAATGATAAACACCATTGGGATCAATGCGTTTACCTTGTTGAGTTGCTTTTGGTATATCCGATTTTTAAATCAATCCTTTAATGATGAGCGTGTGAAAGCACAAGAAGAGCGAGACAGAATCAGAGCAGAAGCCGCAGAAGAAAGAAAACGGTTTGATGAAAAGGACACGGCTGCCGATATACGAATTTTAGAACTACAGAAATCTAGTTACCAAAGTTTAATGACCATCATGCAGGAAACCGCAAAAGTTCTTCAAGACCTACACACTTCAATCAATGAACTAAAGGTGTTACTGCACCAAGACAGAACGAAATGAAACCGCTACTGGCAGGCTTGTCTTTGCTGCTTTCAACGTCAGCTTACGCATTGCCTGTTGAGTACAAAACGCTTCACTTGGTTTCTTGGGCATACCAGTGTTCCTTACGACTTGCTCCCACCTATCAAATGCAAGGCATGACTTCAAATCTAGCCATGCAATCCGCCATTCAGTTGTGTTCTTGCGTCATTGACCACTACCGAAAGAACCATAGATATGTAGACCTTCAACTGATGCCGTTACCCCAAAGAGAAGCGTTTGGCGAAATGTATAGCCAAGAATGTATTGATTATCCTGAACGAGAAACCTAATGGAATTTATTGACCACTCAGAGCATTTTTCGAGAGACGAGCTGAAGTGTAAATTCACAGGTGAATGCTCTATGTCGAATTCTTTTCTTACAAAGCTTGAAACCTTGCGGCAGCACTACGGCAAACCCATCAGACTAACTTCAGCCTATCGCTCACTAGATCACCCAGTTGAAAAAGCAAAATGGAAAGACGGGAAACCCAA